GAAGAATCTCGTTGATATAATCTCGTTCAGTCTCAATGCGAGTGAGTGAATTTGAGATTTCGATCAGACGGTTTTTCACCGCCCGTCTATCTTCAGGCGACGAAGGAATGATTATCGAGTTATTCATTATTTAGTTTCCTATTATATTGTTTGATTTCTTCGTGGAAATGATATCGATATTTGTGCATATCGTTAAGGTAGGAGATTTTAAAATCCATACCTTCTTTTTCACTCATCAGTTGATGTCTCCGCTTCGTCTGACGATTCTTCTTCTTCTGCTGGCGCATGCGCGCTCACGAAGGTTTGAATACGACCACGGAGACCACCGACGGCTTCAAGTTCTGCGCCTTGAAATGCGCCGCGTTGTGAACACAGATCAATTACTTGAACAACGGATGCAAGATCTTGAAGACTTAGACCCGGATCAGCCTGTTCAGTAGTTTCAGTAGTGTTTTCTTCAGTCATTATGATTTCCCTTAGTTACCGTAGGTTGAAGTCTTTTCGAGGGCGATCCAGTAATTGGCAGTCTTACCCTCAAGATACGAAATAAGTTTAGATGATACTGATACCCGATAATCGGTAGGCAATACCTTAAAATTTGTTACATTAAAGACAAACTTGAACTCTGTATCCGGTGACTCGATCACCGCAAGATCAAGTGAGAATGAATTAGATGTTGCGTCTGCAAGATCAGTCACTTCGGCGGTAAACGTCTGGTCGTTACCGGAACCGGAAATGACTACATCTGACACAGACAAGGTAGATGCGGCACGCCGAATGGTTGCCAGATTATCTGCCGTGAGTTCGAACTTCACCTCAGGAGTCGGCATCTGAATATCTTTTGATGGCGACGTGAGAATCTGAGGATCAGAGAAGAAATACCGAATTGACTGAGATCCCTGTTTTACTGTAACCGAATTCATATCATCGGCAAACAGAAGATCAGGATCATCGAACATATCAATGGCATTCAAAAATTCATTCAGATCATAGATACCAAATGTAACATCTGGAAAGTTCTCCTTTACAGTCGATGTTGCAAGAATATTCTTTGCCTCGGACATCGTTTTGATTGTATTGCCACCACGGAAGACCATGTTCGAATTAATCGACGCATAGTTCTTGAGTACGGCAAGAGTTTCATTAGACAGTTTCATTCATAATTTCCTTTATCATAAAGATTGACACCATTATATCACAAGTTAGAATCATTGTAAACTGATTCATCAATTTGTTTAATCCTAATCATTTTGCCTTCCCAGAAGAGAGCAAGATATTCTTCACTATCATCATAGAACCGAATGGATCCATCAAAGTCGGTCACTCGTTCCCACTCAGACGATATTGCTTCAAGATATCCACCAAAAAGGGATTCATCATCATCAACCCATTGATGCATGACGTTTTTATACCAGAGTTCATCACCTCGAATTTCATATATGGCAAAAAACTGCGTTGACGTATCCTTGGTCTGATATTGTTTACCGTTGTATTGAATATAGTCAAACATTCCCATTGTTTGTATCTCCATGTTCTAGGTCATGTACATAAAGCGCGAGTAGACCATAGTGGATCATCTTAATGAGATCATCGCGGTTATGACCCTTCTTGACTCCATAACGATCGCCATACTTCTTGACGTTACCCATTGCAAATCCTTCACCGTGTCCACAATCGACGATCGATTCAAACGTTTGGCGATTATTCCGAGCGTAATGTTGAGCGTACGTGGAATCAATGTATTGCTGAATTTCTGCTAGTAGTTCAGGTTCTTTGAATTTATGGTCTATCATATTTTTTTATCCTTAATCATCGAGTGATGTGGTTGACTGTCGGCCGCCTCGTCCATCCGGCGAGTTTGCAAACGGATCATTTGCAAGATTAGGACTCGTTGCACTTAGTGCCGAATCAAGGACATCAGTGATCATACGTTCACCAGTCTCAGAATCAACCATGGTGAGTGGAACCGAGTTATCGCCATCGTTGCCGATAGTTGCGTCTACCTTTGAGTAAAGATCGAGGAATGCATCCTTGGTATCCTCATCGAATCGATTCACACAGAGTTCGATGGATTTCTTACGATCCTTAAAGATTGAGAAGGTCTGAACAATGTGACAGAGACGACGAGTAGAGATCTGATCGTCGACACCACCGTCTTCAAAAGTTTTCCGAATCGTATCTGACCATGTCACGAGCGTCTCGGCAAATTCTTTGTCGACACAGTTGTACTTCTCCATGTGTTTACTAACGATCTTACGTTCGATTGCAAGAGTTGGATACGTCTGTTCAACAGTAATGATGAATCGTTCAAGGAAAGCCTCGTCGATAATTGATGCCGCAGAATAACGACCATCATCGGACCCCTGACCCTTCGTATTCGCAGTTGAAATGACGTTGAATCCCTTGGCAGGAGTGATCATCTCACCAGTCTTTTTGATCATGACGGGTTTACCCTCGAGTACACCCTGAAGACACATGATCTTATTCGATCCACGATCGATCTCATCGATCAAAAGAATCGCACCTTTCTCCATTGCCTTGATGACAGGACCCTTCTGAAAAACAGTCTCACCATTAATCAGACGAAAACCGCCGATGAGATCGTCCTCGTCGCTCTCTGGTGTGATCTGAACTCGAATGTACTCACGATTGGATCGTGCACAAGCTTGTTCCACCATCATAGTCTTACCGTTGCCTGAGAGGCCAGTGATGAAGGTGGGGTAAAATTCAGATGATTTGACGATCATCTCAATGTCTTTGAAGTTGCCCCATCGAATGAAGTACTGATCTTTGGTCGGTACGTACACATCGTCGTTTACGATAGACGCAACCGAAGATGCCATTTGAACAGGCATGGTGGCCTGATCTGTTGTAACAGGCATAAACAGACTAAGATCGTATAGTCCACGACCCATCTTTGGAGAGCGACGAATCAGTGAGTACACATCCTTGTGTTTGACACCAAGCTCATTTGCATAGACCTTGAGATCGCGAGGAGTGATCGGCATCGAAACATTATTGTTCGCGATGTGATTCATCAATTCGGTCTGATCTTTATTCATCATCATAATATAATTTCCTTACCATTTATCAATTCAACATGTGCCATTATATACTAGTCGAAAGAGAATGTAAACCCCTAAGATACAATTTCTGCAAATTGTGTGGCGATCACGCGGTTTCCCTTCTTAGACTTGGAATACTTCTTAAACGCTCGAGTGATCTCTCCACGTTTGGCATTTTTCGATACCTCAAACTGGTCGTCATACGCGTGAAGATCCCTAGCGCGAGATGCATTAAGAATGAAGTAACGATCGTATCCGATCACATCATCATAAGACACAAACTTGTTAATGTTAGCCAGTTTACGAGCCGATTTCACGTCTTCGTGGGTATGTTCAGTGGAAGCTCGCTTGACCGCGTCTTTAAATTCACTAGAACTATTGGACACAAAGTAACCGACCGTAGTGAGTCCTTGGATCTCTTTACGAATTGCGTTGAGTAGAATCTCGGTCATACACGAATTGAAGTAATAGGAAGTATTTGCACGAATCATCTGTTTTGATTCATCAAGAAGTATACGAACCCCTCTGTGTCGTTTGTCTATATTTTTGTTCATTAATTTAGTATTGATATTTAACATGTTTGACATACCGTCGGTAAGAACAGTGAAGATCGTCTTTTCGATTCCATGACGATTCTTAAAGTCTTTGAGCAGAACGTGCATACCGGTTAATATATCGTTCAAAGGTGTGCCGCGCATTTTGTCGTATTCACCGGTCGAACCGCTTGTTTGAATGGCGATATCATAAAGTTGACGATATGCAACATCATAATCACTACGACTGAACGAAGAACTAAGCATGTGAGTCATACAGATCGACGCGTGATTAATATCATCGTCTACATGATATTCGGTTTCATTGATGAACGAGATACTATTCGTCGTGAAGGAGTATACGTCGAATGGAATGTTGACTCGCTTACAGAACATGGCCAGGTTGAGTACCTGAGTAATAACTGGACCTCTCGCTTCTGACATCGATCCAGAGTTATCAACGAGCATCACCATACCGTGCGACTTAGCGTCGGCAAGAGTGGTTACTCGTTTAAAGATATCATCGTTGGTCTTATACTCATGAAGTCGTTGCAGGTCAAGAGACCCGGATCGAGCAGTCGAGGCACGTGAGTACTGATGAGCCGCTTTACGAAGTTCGAACTCCTTGACCATAACGTTCACAACACGTTTAGTCTCGGAGAGAAACTCCTTGAACTGAGCATCAGTATTCAGTTTTTTCATAGTATTGATATACTGAGAATCGTTCTTGTCGTCAAAATGTTTATTCACGTCGATAATATACTTTTCACGAGCCATCTCGCGAGACTTACGAACCTTATCGAAAGGTACGACGATATCTTTCATCTGTTCACGAGACAGACCATTTACAACGAGTGGAACTTTTCCGTTCTCGTTCGTCTCAAGAAGTTTCTCAGCGTTCTCCTGCGCTTTTCTCTGAGTCTCTACCGTTTCGAGGTCTTCGTCTTGTTCTTCTTGGATCGATTCGTATAGATCTGATTCAGTTCCCTGTTCATCAGATGGATCTGAATCCGAATCCATAGTTGACAGATCGCTCTCTTCATCTTCTTGATCATCACTCTCCTCCATCCCATTTTCAAAGTCATCATTGAACGAACCACTCGTTGGATCGTTTTCTTCGTCTTCATCTTGTTGTTGTTGTTCTGGGCTTAAACCTTCTTGCGATATTTCAACAGCAGCAGGATCTTGTTTCTGTGAACGTGAATTGGACTTAACGAACTCATATAGTTCACGAGCCGACTCAACAACCTCGTCCCATGTGTCCGCGGCAAACGCGCGGTTTACAAGGGGTATCTCTTCGTCTGAGAACTCGACATCAATAAGATCGCGCAGTTTAGCCTTGAGATTGATGCGATCCATCAGTCCCATATTATTCACGTCACGATCACCGATGCCGAAGAAGTCTGTTTTATTTAGATACGAATATCCTTTTTTGAAAGATCGAACCATACCCGGATAAGTCTTTTGAATCATGCGCTCGATGCGAATGTCCTCGACCACATTGAGGTAGTCGCCAGGAACACTTGATTCATTGTCTTTGGACTGCATTCCCACCCAGCCTTCAGCCGGAGTATAGAGTGCATGACCGACCTCATGTCCGACGAGCATATCATAAAGGTCTTTATCGTCGTCTTTCCAGAGAGGAAGTCCGAGCACTCGATTCTGGACATCAAAATACGCGGTGTTATAGTTACCATGGCATATTGTGATATTCTCCTTCGCGAGGAGACGAGCGAGAAGAGATTTTGATTCAGACATTGTATAATCCTGTATTCATTCAATGTGTCCATTATATAACAGACAGTCCAAGATGTAAACCCTCTAACCGAACTTTTTCTGTAATGCGGCAACAGCGTCGTAGTAATCGGTCAATTCCTGCTGAGTGATGTTATGTTCGAAGTAATATCTAAGAACGGCACCGTTGGCCTCTTGCCACTCATTGTTGGTGGCAATACTCTGTTCCCAGTAATAGTCGACCTCATGAGCCTTACGTGCCAGCTCAAAGTACGTTTCAATAATCTGGTTACGATTCATCATGATCACATGGTCCAGAAGAGTTCGGTAGACGGGGAACAGGAACGAGGAGTATCCGGATCTTCAAGATAGGTCTTATCAGTCATGTAGTTAGTCTTTTCGACCAGCGGGAACTCGGTGATCCGACCACACTCGATGTCGTCCATCAGACCGCGAACGAACGCGAGGTCATCGCGACACTTGCCAGCTCTGAACATATTGGCAATCGACTCATCATCAGTCGGATCGTTCGCGTTACGAAGATACTGTTCGCGTGCGTACTCGATTTTCATCTCGAGATAGGTCAGTTTGCGAAGCATGGCGTTCTTGTCAAAGTTCATCATCTGTTATCCTTTTCTCAACTTACGAGACTAGTATAACCCAACCATGACACCATGTCAACGATTTATTAGATCATTTTGGTAACAACTCTTGTGACTGGCCGGAACAAATGTTCAATCCGCCGTCTCCATCACCGAGAAGTTGTGTTCCTTCTTGAACATGATCTTATTCTCAAACTTACCGTCAAGAAGGTCGCCCTTGTGTGAGATGACGAACGTGTTGGTGTCGTCGTCCAGAGTACTGAGAATCTTCATCAGATTGTCCAGACCATCGTGATCCATCGACCCATCAAAGGTCTCGTCCAGTACCAGTAGATTGGTCGAGGTCGAGTTCTTCATTCGTGCGATCTGACGCCATGTGAACAAGAGTGCGAGGTCAATCCGACTCTTTTCACCTTCTGAAAATGACGCATAGTTGAACGCGTCACGATACCGAGACTTGATTGATTCGTTGAATGCCTCGTCAAGATGAAACGATACGAAGAAGTCCAGAACCTGTAGATACTTGTTGATCAGATTGTTCATCACAGGCAGGTACTCTTTCACGATCTTCGTCTTGA